GCTCGCGCTTGAGAGTCTGATAGCGTTTAACCTCTTAAGGCCGGGTGACTAGGCGCTCGGCCTTTCTTTATGTTAAACCTCGCAGAAGATCCGGTCAGGCTGCGGGCTACCCTGGATACCTTTACGGATCAGGACCTGTCCCTGCTGCGGTGTCAGCTGCTATGGAAGCGGGTAGCGCGCAAGAAGCAGATACCACCCCTGGGGGACTGGGACTTCTACGGAATCAAGTCAGGACGGGGATTCGGCAAGACCCTGGCTGCGGTTCAGTGGTTATGGACGGAGGCGGCACGCGACCCCGGCAGTTATAATTTCGTAGTAGCGCCTACCCACGAGGACTTAATCAAGGTATGCTTCTATGGACCCACAGGACTGCATGGAAACTTCTACGATAAGATTACGGACAAGAACTACCCGATCATCCCTCATCACCTTATCAAGTGGAGTACTAAATCGCCGCTGGTTATCTGTCTATGGAACGATGCCCTTATCCAGGGATTCTCCGCCGATACCCCCGAACGACTCCGAGGACCCCAGTGCAATCGAGCCTGGTGCGACGAGGTAGCCTCTTGGAGATATCCGGAAAAGACCTGGGATAACTTGATAATGGGATTGCGGCTCGGGCATCATCCCCAGCTCTTCTGGACCGGCACGCCGAAGCCGAAGCCTTTTATCCGCACGCTCGTCAAGCTGCCGCGCTCGATAATAATCAACGGGAGTACCTATGAGAACCGCGAGAATCTGCCCCGGACCTTTTTCGAGAACGTGGCGAAGTATGAGGGGACCTCGGTTGGTCGCCAGGAACTCTACGGTGAAATTCTGGATCCCGAGGAAGCGGGCTTTGTTAAACGCTCTCAGTGGCGTCTATGGCCCGCGAACAAGAAGCTACCGAAGTTCCGCCTTATTGTTATGTCGCTGGATACGGCGTTCACGGAGAAGCAGTGGGATAAGAAAGAGCAGACTGGCGACCCTACAGCCTGCTCCGTCTGGGGTCTCTTTACTTTCGAGCGCACGGACCATATCATGCTTCTCGATGCCTGGGAAGACTATCTGGGTTTTCCGGCTCTTATCAAGCGTGTCAAGGTCGAGCGGAGCTATACTTACGGTGATCAAGATGAACCGGTGCTCCGACCTCTTATTGATAAAATGCAACGCCCCAAGCATCAGGGTCGTCCCGTGGATATCATCCTTCTGGAAGATAAGGGGTCGGGCATATCGCTCCGTCAGCAACTGGCAGTAGAAGAAATCCTTACCGAGAGTTATAATCCCGAGGGTATGGATAAGCTATCCCGCCTCCATGCCTGCTCGCCGCTCTTCCCTAACAAGAGGGTCTGGGCGGTAGAGAGCCTGAAGGCTCCGGGCGAGCCGCGCAACTGGGCCGATCCTCTTATATCGCAGGTGTGCACTTATGTCGGGGAAGGTAGCCTGATACATGATGACCTGCTCGACAGCGCGACGCAGGCGTGGATATGGCTGATGCATCGGTTCAGCATCAAGTTCACCGTGCATGAGAAGCCGGGAGAGGCTGCTCAGAAAGCTATCGAGAAGGTACATCGAATCCGCCGCAATCCCTATGATGCGAGGACTAACTGATGGCCGCTAATCCACTCTTCGACCGGGATGATCGGAACTACCCACCTACCCTGTCGAAGCGCAATACCAACGAGGATCTGCCGCCCGAGGATACCGATGACGGCGGGGCGATTATCAAGATAACGCCGGACAAGGACCTGCGCCCGACTGCCGATAAGAATGACTTTTATAAGAACCTGGTCGAGGACCTCGATGCGCAGGCAATCAGCCAACTGGGCCTCGACCTGACGGAGTATATCGAGCGGGACAGGGACTCGCGCAAGGATCGCGACGACAAGTATGCCGAGGGAATCAAGCGGACCGGTTTGGGGGATGAGGCTCCCGGTGGACCGGCATTCGTCGGTGCCTCGCAGGCAGTCCACCCGATGATGAGTAAGGCGACGATCTATTATCAGTCGCATACCATAGGCGAGCTGTTCCCACCTGGAGGACCGGTCAAGGATGATATAGTCGGCACAGCGACACCGGCGCGGGTCGAGAAGGCGAAGCGCAAAGTTTCCCATATGAACTGGCAGTTTAAGCGCCAGATGCCCGAGTTCCGTAATCAGCTGGAGAAGCTGTTGAGCCAGCAGCCGCTGGGCGGATCGCAATATATGAGGTTAGTCTATGACTCGGTTCAGGAACGACCGGTTTCTGCCTTCTTCCCACTTGACGATGTCTATCTCCCAGATGCTGCGGGGGACTTTTATTCTGCTGAGAGGCGGACGTTTAGGACAGTTATCACTCAGGCCGAGTTTGATAGCCGGATACGGAACGGCTACTATGTCAAGCCCGAATCCCTTACTCCGCCTCCGCAAAGGGGACCGAACGATCAGGAGAGTGAGTCCGAAAAAGCCCAGGATAAGGTTCAAGGGGTCGAAAAGAATGTCTACAACCAAGACGGTAATCGGACGATCTTTGTGGTTGAAGCATTGGCGGATATTGAGGATGCGGAGGACATTAAGATCGCGGGCGACCGTCCGACGATGGAGGATATTGAGAAAGGTGCGAATACGCCACTTCCTTACCTGATAGAGCTTGATGCGGCTTCCCACCAGATCATGCGGATAACCCGCAACTGGGAGGAGGACGATCCGCTCAAGCAGAATATGTGCTGGGCGGTCGATTTTGAATTTATACCTTGGGAAGGAGCGCAAAGTGTCGGACTCGTTCACCTCGCAGGTTCTCTCGCCGGGGCAGGTACTGGCAGTCTCCGTGCTCTTCTTGATTCTGCTCTCGTTAATAATCTTCAGACGGGGTTAAAGCTAAAAGGGTCAGGCATGGCTGGCCAGACGATAGGATTGAATATCGGCCAACTCACGGAGGTGGAAGGAGGGGTCGGTGCCAAGGACATACGAGAGATTGTCATGCCCCTGCCGTTTAATCCGCCGAGTCAGATGCTATACCAGCTGCTCGGTTGGTGTACCGAACAGGGAGAGGAGCTTGTCCGCACGACGTTTGAGAACCTATCCCAGGACGGCGCTCCCAACATGCCGGTGGGAACGACGCTGGCGCTTATTGAGCAGGGACTGAAGGTTCTAAGTGCAATCCATAAGCGGCTTCACCATGCGATGGATCGACTCATCGGAGTCCTGCATCGCATCAACCGGTTGTATATTACCGATGATGAAATCAAAGACGACGCGGGCGAACAACTCGCATACCGGACCGATTATGAGGGACCTCTTGATGTGGTACCGGTATCCGACCCTGAGGTATTTTCCGACGTACAGCGATTTGCTCAGCTCCAGGTTATACAGCAACGCTCCGATATGCACCCGGAGCTATATGATCAACACAAGGTCGAAACCTTAATCCTCCAGAGGACGAAGCTACCGAACTCTCAGCAGCTGTTGAAGCCGTTGCCGCAGATTACCGAGATGAATCAGGTGAATGAGAACGTCGCTATGAGCCTCGGTCGTCCGGTTGCGGCTTATCCCGAGCAGGATCACCTAGCGCACGTCCAGGTACTTCTCGACTTTATGAACTCTCCTGTATTAGGAGGGTTGCCGACTATCCAGAGCAAGTTCCTGGCCCCGGCAGTCCAGCACCTGTCGGAGCATATACTCTACTGGTACGTAACTCATATGGTAGAAATTACTTCGCAGGCGGCGGGAATGGATACTGGCAAGATTGCGCGCATCCATAATAAGAACAAAGCGGTCAGCACCGAAATGGATAAGACGCTGGCGGCTGCGTCGAAGCGGGTTATTGATGCGGCTAATCAAGCATTTCAGCAGATACCGCAGATCATTCAGCAGGCGATGCAGAAGATGCAGCAGATGTCGCAGCCGCAGATGCAGCCTGATCCGACGGCGATACAGGTTGCTCAGATGCGGGCGCAATCGCAGCAGGCTACCGATCAGAGCCGCGAGAAGATCGCAGGCATGCAGCAGCAGGGAACGCAACAGAAGACCCAGCAGGATAACGCTACGACCCTGCAACAGACGCAGGTTCAGGAGGCCGGGAATACCGCTCGTACCCAGGCCGAGATTGCCGAGCGTGAGCGGATCAATGCGGAGGACAATGCTACCGCCCTGGAGATTGCCGCCGCCAAGATAGATACAGGGCATTCAACCAACATATCTACCGGGACCGGTCTGATGGGGCATCGCGGTCCTGGATCAGGAGGAGTAGGCTAATGGCTACCGCGAAGAAATCCGAGCATGAGAAGGAACCCGAGAAATCATCTGGACCGTTCCCCGTCGCTGAGGAACCTCCAAAGGAACCTGCCAAGGAGCAGCCTTCCAAGGCACCACCGCCCCCGCCTCCGACCAAGGAGGAGAAGGAACAGAAGGCAGCTGAGGAGGCTTGCCTGAAGAAGTCAGCCGAAGAGGATAATCCGTTTAAGTATGGCGTAGAAAGCCTGCCGGGAGCGGGAGCACCTCACCCTGAAGAGCAGAAGGGTTTTCAGGCAGGCGGCTTTGCAGCGGAAGTACCGAAGGCTGAGGAACCTGAGAAGGACGATGAACCTAAGCATAGGAGTCAGACCGGTGGAACCAGGAATCCAGTCTAGCAGCGGCTACGTTCCATCTACTTCGGACGAACGCATGGCGAATAACGTCATGCGTCACGAGTACCGGATTCTGTCCGAGGAAGAGAAGCTCCAGATGAAAGGTATCAAGGACCTCGGTCTGGAGTTCGTCGTCTTTTGTAACGGCATCGGCAGATCGCGGGAACTCTCGCTTGCCATTACGAAGATGGAAGAGGCAGTTATGTGGGCCGTTAAACACGTTACAGGAGATAAGTAAATGCCTGAAGGACCAATGACTAAACATCAGAACCAGGCTCAGGGCGGGCATCCATATGCCGATGCCCATGCAAGCCTCGGTGCGACCGCAACACGCAACCCGGATAGCAGTGAGGCGGATCATCGGCATCCGGGGTTCCATAAGCATTATGACGATCACGTGCATCATACCGACCCTTCTAAGCAGGGACCTATGGAGCACGGTGAGCACGGGCATAAGCATATACGGGGCTTTCACGAGGGGCACGGGCACTCCTCTGGGGGCGAGCACTTCCCCTCCGATCATAGGGGCGGGCATAAGCATCGGTGAAAACTTGCATACCTCCCCAAGGGTAGAGTATTATGCCCACCCCAGATAGGTTCCTGTCCCAGCTGAAAGAGCTACGGATCAAGCATGCGCTTGAAGCTCTGAACCCTAGCCAAAGGAACCGCTCAGCGTTCGATTACGGCTATGCCTGCGGCGTTGCCTACGGGCTTGAGCTGGCCGAACGCATGTTTAGTGATGAGTTAATCGCGCAAGAGGAGTTCACAGGTGAATCAAGATCCGCTACCCCGCGACCGGGGCGTTAGTCCCGAGCGTCTTGCTGCTATTGGAGGCAAGACAATCTTTCGCAAGGCAGCGTACAAGTACGATTCCCTTGAACAGGCTTTCCCAAAGGGTGATCCTGGCCTGGTACCCTTTGGCTCCGACGTACTCGTTCAGCTTAAGTCACCCCCGACGCACTCAGCGGGCGGTATTCTGCTGATTGAGGAATCACGCGAGACAGACCAATGGAATATGCAAGTAGCGAAAGTCATCGCTCTTGGTCCGGTCTGCTTCTGTAATCGAGAAACCTTGAAACCATGGCCGGAGGGTCGGTGGTGCGAGGTGGGAGATTACGTGCGCGTGCCCAAGTACGGAGGGGATCGTTGGTGGGTAGATGCCGATCATTCCGATGGGAAAGCTCTGTTCGTCCTCTTTAACGATATGGAACTAAAGGGTAAGGTGCCTGAAGAGAAGGCACTTGAGATGGTAGCCTATATCTAGAGGTCGTTATGGCCGACGAGAAAGAGGAAATCATCCCAGTAGGTCCTGGGGCCGACGAGGAAGATCTGCGTGAGGAGTCCGAGGAACGTGCCGAGGAGGGCACCGAACCGGAACAAGAGGAAAGGGTAGGGCATGCCGACGAGGCTGAGGAGGAGCGTGAGGCTATCCGTGCCCGCAGGCGTGCCGAGAAAGCCAGAAAGAAAGAGAATCGTGACCGCGACCGGTTAGAGCTGAACTTCCTTCGCCAGCGAAACGAGCAGTTAGAGCGCCGCCAGTCGGAGCTGGACTCTCGCGTAGCTAACGGCGAGATGGTTCTGATAGATAATAAGATCGCGGAAATCGAAGGTCAGATCAGAGAAGCCGAGAAAATCAAGGCTATGGCTATTGATAAGTCGGATGGTAGCTCTGCTGCCGAAGCCGATAGAATATCCCGCGACCTTCAGGCGGGACGCAATCAACTCTATAGCCTTAGAAACCAAAGAAACCAGATGGCCCAGATGGCCCGGATGCCCCAAGTAGATCCGGAGATTCAGCAGCGGGCGCGTAACTGGGCAGAGAGTCATTCCTGGTACGATACTAACCTGAGGAATTCCGACTCCAGGGTAGCGAAGGCTATTGAGGATCAGTTATTCAACGAAGGTCAGTACGATGCCCGGAACGACGAGTATTGGCAGGAACTGGACGAGAGACTGGCTAAGTATCTGCCGCATAGGTATAACGGGGCCGAGGAGGCAGGCGAACGCCAACCACGAGGTCCCCAGATAATGGTAGGTGGCCGGGAAAGGCCACTGCGTAAGAATGAGGTTTATGTTAACGAGGATCGTAAGCAGGCGATGATCGCCGCTGGAGCATGGGATGACCCCGTTCTGCGGGACAAATATCTGAAGCAATATCAGAAGTGGGACCGCGAGAACCGGAGGCATTGAGCACTCGCAGGAGTAGCTGACGTGTCGGAACTAAGGAAACCTATCAAAGTAGTGCGTAAGAATCCGGATTCCCGCAGGGATCGCGAGTGGCAAGATCGTGATGTTACTGAGAACCGGGAATATACGGATTCTGAACGTGTCGCTATGCTAGGTAGAACATTCTTCCAGTCTGCGTTACCGGATCTTCCCAAGATTCCCGGTTACCACGTATGCTGGATAACTACTCAGAATTCACGAGACCCTGTTCACGGAAGATTGCGCCTGGGCTATGAGCTGATTAAAGCTCACGAGGTTCCCGGTTTTGAAACAATGTCTTCCAAGAGTGCGGAGTTTCCGGGGGTTATCAGCGTAAACGAGATGCTGGCAGCAAAGCTACCTCATAAGCTCTATCAGGACTTTATGACGGAAGTGCATTTCAAGCAACCTCAGGAAGAAGAGGAAGCGATCTTTGCTGCTGCTCAGCAAGCTGCGGAGGCGGCTGCTCAAGCCGCGCAGCGTGGTGGCCGTATTAAAGCACCTTTAGTCGAAACCGGAACGCAGGAACTGGGACAGGCCCGCGAGCTTCCTGATTTTCTCGATCAGGAGCCACGGCGATGAAGCTCTCTTACGGAGTGACCTATGTCCCTATTCGCTGCACCCTTCGGGATAGCGCCCTCGCTCCATCCGTCGGGCGTCATCCGGCCCGCTATCAGCGGTGGTCCACAAGTTTATGGAGGTATCAATATCGCTAGTGGGTATCCTAGCAATATCTTTCTGAACAGTCCCGTTCAGATAGATCCGACTACTCCCTCAGGCAACCTGATCCTCGCTACTGCCCTCGGGGCGGCTGGCGCAGGCGCGGCGACGAACCGCATCCTGGGTGCTTTCCAAGGCGTCGAATTCACGATGACGGCAACTGGCCGTCGGGCGGTAGCTAACTACTGGCCGGCGAGTACCGTCGCGACGACTATCGTTGGCTGGTGTACTCGTGAGCCTTATATCACTTACGAGATCCAGGCCAACGGCTCGGTGCCGCAGACTGCCCTCGGAGCGCAAGCGTCAATTACGGCGAATACAACTACGAGCGGGAATCTCATCACGGGCTTCTCGAACGTGGCGCTCGACGTAACGACTGGTGGTTCGCTTACTCAGACGAGTACGAATCAGCTGCGAATCGTCGGCTTTGCGCAGAGGATCGACAACCTACCTGGTGATCCGTTCACTATCGTTATGGCGCAGATCTCAATGCACCAAGACGTAGCGAGCTTAGTCGCCTACTAAGGAGGAAGTCAAATGGCTGTCCCGATGCGGAGTACCGACTTCCGATCCATAGTCGAGCCGATACTCAACGAAACTTTCGACGGTATCTATGATCAGCGTTCTGACGAATGGAAGATGGTCTTCCGTGAGTTTAAAGGCACACCCCGCAACTACCACGAGGAACCCGTGCTCTTTGGCATGGGAGCGGCACCTGCGCTGCCGGATGGTACGCCGGTTACGTACCAGTCAGGCGGAGTGCTGTTCATTCAGCGCTACGTCTATGCCGTGTTCGGCCTCGCCTTCGCTATAACGAAGGTCCTGGTCGAGGACGGCGATCATATCAAGATTGGCCAGATCTACGCCGAGCATCTGGGTCAGTCGATGATCGAGACGAAGGAAACGCTATGCGCCAATATTCTGAATACCGGCTTTACCCCCGGATTCAATGGCGGCGATGGCGTGCCCCTCGTTTCTACCGTGCATCCTCTGGCTCCTCCCGCTGGTGTTTTTTCGAACCAGCTTACTACGGCGGCGGCGCTCTCTCAGACTTCTTTGGAACAGATGCTCATCCAGATCCGGAATGCCGTGGATAATAACGGCAAGCGAATCCGGCTCAATCCGTTGCAGATCGTTACCGGTCCGAGCAACGTGATGCAGGCTGAGGTCCTCCTCAAGTCAGTGCTGCGAACCGGAACGGCGAACAACGATATCAACCCTGTGAAGTCTCTCGGGTTGCTGTCGAAGGGGCAGGCTAACATTACCCGCATGACGAGCACTACGGCTTGGTTTATCCAGACCGACGTCAAGCAGGGACTCAAGATAGCCATGCGCCGTGCGCTGGAGAAGTCGATGGAGGGCGACTTCGAAACGGACTCCATGCGATATAAGAGCACGGAGCGTTATATTCCGTCCTGGACCGACTGGAGGACGGTATATGGGACTCCGGGGCTATAAGGTTCAGGGCGATAGGTCAGTTATCAGTGATTATTATGGAACGCACGACGCGACCAACGAACTGCGAACTCCCTGTAATCCTGTGATCTATCGCCCTTCCTGAGGAGAAAGAGATGTTTGATATAAGCGTAACCCGATGGCCTAATGGCATGACTAATGCCAGGGACACGGAAACTTTGTCCGATCTGCCTCTGCCCGACCGGACGAAAGTAAGCGAAATGACTGATGATTTTCATCAGTTCGTTGCGGCTAACTTTACGGGCGGCGCAGGCTTTACTCTCTTTGCTGCTGATGGTGGAGTTATTCAGGCGACTGCTGCGGCGGCTCTCCAGAATACTATAGCTAACTATCAGCTACAGCAAGGTTTCCGGGTCTGGGGAAACTTTCTATTCTCTATAAGTGCTACGACGGTGAATTTCCTTGCCGGTCTGGTTAATGCTACGGCGACGCCTCTGACTGCCGGGAGCATTACCGATGGTATTTACATTCAGAGTAACGGGGTGACTGTTACTGCGTCCGTAGCCTCGGGAGGCACGGTAGTAAGTCATCCACTTACCGGCACGCTGCGCTCGGATATATCGTTAACCACTCCGCTTAGAGTCGCTTTCTACTGGGATGGTGCCGTTTATACGGCAGGTTTGCCTGGTAGGGCGGTCTGGGAACTTTCGGGAGCGGGTATGACTCCTAACGTAGCGCCGGGGATTCCCTCTGCTCCGGGTCCGATTAGGGGTTCATTCGGAGGTGGGGGATCTCCACCGGTAGCCTTCCCTGCGGGATTCCCGACTACCACCCTATTGACTCCTACTTTTGCCGTATCAGCGGGCACTGCTAACCTGGATCTTTGGTCGATAATCAAGGATAGGATAAACGTTCTTATGACTCCGACGTTCTAGGAGGTATCATGCGACCTATCAGGATCACGGGGATTACGGGAAACTCACCGCCGGTGCCTCTCGATGTCTACGTGACGGATTCAAAGACGTTAGCACGGATGACGGGTGTAGGCGGGGCTATAGGCACGGGCGTTATCGAGATGACCTTGGATGATCCCTTCGATCTGACGCTTACTCCTACCTGGCTTACTGCACCGATGCTTGCGAAGGCTCCGGGTAGTGGTCTGACGGATATTCCCGAGGGTATCAGGGCAATCCGGGGCACTGGTATGGTGCCTACCGATACTCTTATCATCTCGCAACAGGGGATAACCTAATGGCAAACGGCTTTAAAGATAGTACCAAGACGATAATGGGACATCATAACCTCCCGACCTCTCAGTGGGGAAGTCATATCGGCCAGACGATTACTAACCCAAGACGGGGTAATCCGATGGAGCGGGCTGGCGTCGAGCGCCGCTCGCCTCGACCTACCGATGAGCTTGAGGAGCTGGGCGGGAAGGGTACCTTGACTCCTGGCTATGCGCGTGGCGGCAGTGCTCGGCACTTCCACGTTCATAAGCATTACTATACGGGTGGCAAGGTGCGCTCCGAGTCGAGGCGTTACGGTACCGGCAAGCGGCCACATCCGAGTGCCCGAGCCGAGGCTGACGCCGAACGGCGGGCTGAGCAGGAGGTTGCACCGCAGCCGCAGCCGACCCTGCCCGAGGCTGGTAGCCCTCAGCAGCCCTATATGGCGAAAGGCGGCAGGTGGATCCAGGGAGCGATCAAGCGACCGGGAGCCTTTACCGCAAAAGCCAAGAGGGCAGGCGAGAGCGTTCAGCAGTATGCTCGTCAGGTAACCAAGGCAGGCTCGGGAGCCTCGACACGGACGAAGCGTCAGGCGAATCTCGCCAAGACGCTCGGCAGGATGCGCAAGGCTCACGGAGGATCGGTGCAGGGCAGGGGCTTTAAGCCTACGGGCGGGCGGCGACATGCTACCCGACACGGGGTTCACGACGTTACGACTGCGACGCCGGTAAGGGATTGGAAGATGGACGCTCCGTGGTCGAGGGCATCAGGTACAAGCGGGACGCGCAATAAGCTGGCTACGGGCGGGACGATTAATCGCTTGGCCCGAGGCGGCAAGACCGCTAAACGGGTAACTCAGCCACCAGCGCATTCGGCAGGGATGGGAACTAGCGGGACACGGA